GGGATAAGGTGCGGCCTTCCTTGCGCCTCAGATCGGCAAGCGATTTGGAGCGCTCAACCACTCCAGCGACAGCAGCAAGCGCCGTCTCGAAATGCTGAGCGAAGGTAGCACCGTCGTCTTCTTTGATGGCCAGGGTCGCCGTTCCTACGCCGGCGCCCTTCAATACGGGTGATATCTCTACAGGGTCGACGGACTCCAGGATCCTCACCTGTTTGCCGTCGACTTCTTCCATGTTCCACCTGACCGGCCAGAAGCCGTAGCTCCATTCCTGCAGGCTGCCGGTGAACTTGACCGCCTCGTAGTGCTCACGGCCGGATGCGGAATTGAGGTTAAACTGCCCTTCCGCGATCACAGCATCACCGATCTCCCTGATCACGGCCTTGCCCACTGGGAGAGCACCCTGCCAGGAGCCGTGCTGATAGGCCGAGATGAGCAGTTCTTTGCCAGCAGGGAAGGCGCCGGCTTTGGTCAGGTCGTTGTCGCTGTCGATCACATTGAGCGTAGCGATCTGGGCGATGAAATTGCCTTCCTGTCCTTCCTTAAACTGGATTCTTATTGATTTATGTTCCATGGTGGCCTCCAATAGAAAAGGCGCTCACATCGAGCGCCTTCGTGGTATGCTTATAAGATATGGCTGACCTTTATTTACACAAATGTGATGTCTGCGGCCATACTGTTTATACAGATGGCCCTAATGAATTCTCTCGCAATGAGAAAGGTGACTTTGTCCAATTGATGCATCCGGTTGATATTGACAGTGCCAATATATTCGGGCTTAGCGCAAATATGTAATGCACCGATTGTGCCACTAACACTGAAGTCATAATAGTGGAGTTTATGCATCCCGAGGACATACCGTCGCTGGTATGGAGTGGCCGTTGGGAACCCAAGGATGATTACAAAGATGGGACAACCCCAAAATGTCCTTCCTGTGGTAGTAGCCGCATGATACTTCAGGGTGATGAAGTTGAGATCTTGAGGTGCACAAAATGCAAGAAAGTCACCCTAAAGAGCGAGCATTACGCATAGACCTAATCTGGCCATTTAGGAAGCAGTATCTAGATGTTAAAAACGATTGTCTGACAAGAACGAATAACAAAGCAGTTAATAGGCAGCACAGATCATTTTCTAGAGGCTACTAGTGCGAGGACGCCTCCCACTATTAACAGTGGACCTCCCAAAAGATAACCCCCTGAGATGGCAATGAATCCGGCTATTCCACTCAGAAGCATAATGACGCCTGCTATTTTAGACTTTGCCATAGCCATCGCTCCTCCAATTATTCCAACAAGCGAAATTGGAATAGCTGCCCAGCCCAACCCCACCACAGTTTCTGCGCCACTGGCTTTTAAAGCGCTTCCTATCCCACCAACGACTAATGCAAAGATTGCTCCCATAAAACCGGCAAGTCCACCTATAATGCCTAATATTAACGCAGCTATTTTAAGACCACTGTTTCCTCTGGTTTTTATATGATTTTGATATGTCTGTTGTTGCGGAGCTTGGAATGGTTGCTGATACTGCGGTTGCTGAAACTGCTGTTGATACTGTGGTGGTGACTGATACTGTGAAGTTGGAGGCGGTGGCTGTGGTTGTTGCCACTGTAATTTATTGCCACAACGGGAACATCCCGGCTGACCATAGGCTACATTGTTACCACAATAAGGACACTGATACCAGTTCTGCATTAAAATCCCCTGTCTATCATGACCACTTCCTCTGGCATATCTTCACTACGGTCGAATATTTATCATGACGGTTATCTGCGAAGTTATTTGAGCGAACATCCTGATAATATAACATTCATAATATAACCGCTCTGTTTGCCTTGTATTGTCACAGTTTGCCCCTTGGACAATTTGGCTAATTCTGACTCAGTTCCTTTGTCAAACGAACAGTGCACTCCCACTAGTGAATACTTTCCCCCATCGCCGATAACAACATAGGGGTTGCTCAATATATCTTTACCAATTGAACTAACGACACCAGTGACCAACAGGATTTTACCTTCGTATTGCACATCAGCTGCCACTTGGTTAGCTTCATAGGCTTTGTATAAAGCGCCAGCACTCACTTGAATTGCCTGGGTTGTCGGAGTCTTAGGAACATTTGGACTGGACGTAGTTGGAGTTTGAGATGGGTTAGACGTGGACGATTTCGAACCGGAGTTTATACAAATGGCGCAAGAACCTATACATAGAAGTAATCCACCTGCAATAATGGCAAATACAATTTTCCCTGTGTTTGACTTTGGTTTTTCGGGTTCTTGCGGAAACCGAGGAGGCTGTTGTTGGAATTGTTGAGGAGCTTGGTCTGGCTTTTGATACTGCTGCTGGTACTGTGGTGTTGACTGATAGTGTAAAGGCTGTACTGGTTGTGGTGGTGGCTGTGGTTGTTGCCACTGTAATTTATTGCCACAACGGGAACATCCCGGCTGACCATAGGCTACATTGTTACCGCAATAAGGACACTGATACCAGTGCTGCATTACAACCTCTTCCTTTCCAGCTGCCTTTATTATTTCGAACAAAAACATTATAGATGACCAGTCAATAAATGTGAAGTTCTAGTAGAGGATTTTGCGTTCTAGTGTAGTGCTTTCTACAATCGTTAGTTATGATATGCTGGTCACTACACCACAAAATAGAAAATGCACTTGGTAGCGAACATATTGAACCTGAGAGCCAACTTTTGTGGTGTGTTTCGATTCCGTATCAATTGATCCAATTTCAGCCTAGCGGGGTCACTTATACTCCTTTTGTTCGTTTGTTCTTAATAATTGCAAAGCCGGCACCATATTCATGGGATTCAAATAAATATCGCCTTCCTCTCCTGGCAGCGGGTTCTGATTTTCAAGTTCCCTGATATCATTGGCCGACAGCCAGCCCCACTGACGACCCGTAGCATAAGCCTGATAGCGTGCCTGGATATTACCCCTCAGCAGTCCATCCACCAGGAATTCAGCAAAATAATCCGCCCTTTCATCAGGATTGAGCAGCTTCTGGTTGATCGACTGTTCCCAGCGCACCAACCAAGGGCGCATGGTGTAGACCACGAACTCTAAAGCCTGCTCCTCGATGTTGGAGAAGGTGGCCCGGTCAAGATCTCCGATCATGTGGGGCGGTATATGAAAGAATGAGGCTATCTCATTGCGCTGGAACTTGCGGGTCTCCAGGAACTGAGCATCGTCGGGCGGTATGCCGACCTTGCTCCACTTCATGCCCTCTTCCAGGATGGCCAGCCGGTGCTGGTTGGACAGGCCGGAGTGCATCTCGTTCCAAGATTTACGCAGGTTTTCCTGTGCTTCCTTGGAGAGTTTGGCCGGGTGCTCAAGAACACCGCCCGGAGCCGCGCCGTTGCCGAAGAACCTGGCGCCGAACTCCTCCGTGGCCAGCGATAAACCAATGGCTTCACGGGCCAGTGTGATGGGAGGGTAACCAACAAGCCCGTCAAAGCCCAGTCCAGGGATATGCCAGACACGGTATGAAGGCAGGGTTACCATGCCTGCAGCATTGGGCAGGTAATATTTGTAAATAATCTGGTCGTTCTCCCGCCAGACCTGCATCCTATCTGGCCGTAATGGCCAGAGCGCCTTGACCTTGGTGTAGTTGTCCCATTCAATCTCGGCATAGGCGTTGCCCCAGGTAACCAGATGCGCCATCAAGGTCTCGCGGAAGGTAAAGCTGTTCATCTCCGGATTGGGTATGTCGTGCAATATCTGGTAGAGAGGATGCTCAATGGCCCTGTGTTTGCCGCGTTCCAGCCTCTTGTACAGATGCAACGGCAGGGAAGCCAGCGTTTCAGATAAGATGCGCACGCAGGCGTAAACCGTTACAACCGAAAGCGCTGTGGTTTCGGTAACACTGGCGCCGGTGTTGCTCCTGCGCCAGTAGAGGTTGAGCGGGTCATCCACCCTGTTTAAGGATCCGGCGGCTGAGTTACCGAGCAGCTTCTTTAAGAATGGTATCTTCATATAACTGTGAGTCCCTGCGTTTCATACATCGACGTCTCGATCAGATTGCTGTGCCGACTGGCCCGGTCGATAGCCATGATCAGTGCCACCATGCCGTCTATCTTCTGGGTCGATTTCTCCTTGTCAGGCTTGAGGTTACCGGCCGGGTCCATGCGCACGACCAGGTTGTCGCAGTTCCACCTCAGCACAGGATGCCCGCCGTGCCTGATCTTCTTGCTCAGCACAAGGTTCATCAGCTCTTTGGTTGGGGCGCTCATGGAAGCGAAGCCCTGGCCAAAGGGGACCATCAAGAAGCCGTCGTCGGTTAAGTCCTGGCACAGCTTGGTCGCTCCCCAGCGGTCAAAGGCAATCTCAGCAATGTCATATTTCTCTCTCAACTCATGCAAAGTGTGGCGGATGTACTGGTAATCGATGACGTTACCGGGGGTGAGATTGATCAGATCACTTTGCGCCCAGACGCGGTAGGGCACGCGGTCCCGTTTCTCTTTATCCACAGCAGTGTCTCCTGGTATCCAGAAGTGCATCAGCACGTCAAGATAGCCGTCATCATCGATAAAAACCAGTGCCAGGGCAGTCAGGTCGGTGGTGGCGGACAAATCCAGCCCAGCGTAACAGGTGCGGCCATTGAGTTTCTCAACATCGACCGCGCCGTTGCAGGCATCCCAGGCGTCCATGGGCAGCCACCTTTCTACGGAATTCACCCACTGATTCAAATACAACCGTCTGAAGGCCATCTCCAGGGCCGGCGTCTGCTGCGCCTTGTTGCAGAGGGTACGCATCTCGTCGATGCTGCGAAAGGTGCCCAGCGCCGGATTGCATAACGCCCAAACTCTCTCATCCTTCCAGTCCCTATCCTCAGCGGCGGAAAAAATCACCGGAAGGAAGGTGGGATCCTCAATGATGCCGTTCTGCACCTTCAGGGCGTAATTGTGCTGCTCCCAGCAGATCGAATTGCGATCATACCCTGCCGTCGTGATCACCAGAGTCAATGGCTGGCGCCGTGAGCCGGTCGAAGTGGTTAAGGTATCCCACAGATCGCGGTCGGGCGCAGCGTGCAATTCATCGTAAATAATCCCGTGGGCGTTGATGCCCCACTTGGTGAAGGCCTCAGCCGAGATGGCGCTGTAGAAGGAGTTGTACCTGCGATAGACGATGCGCTTCTGGCTGTCCACGATCTTGGAGATGTTAAACAGGTTGGGCTCCTGGCGTACCATGGCCGCCGCCTCGTTGAAAACCAGGGCAGCCTGAGGCCGGTCGTTGGCGGCGCTGTAGATTTCGCAGCCGGCCTCGCTATCAGCATAAAGCAAGTACAGAGCAATGGCCGAGGCGACGGTGGTCTTGCCGTTCTTGCGCGGCAGCTCAACGTAACAGGTTCTATATTGCCGGGAGCCATCGGGATTGACGGTGCCGAATAACGGGCGGATGATCTTCTCGCGCTGCCAGTCCTGCAGAATGAAGTTCTGCCCGGCCCACTGACCTTTGGTATGCCTCAAACGCTGGATGAATTCGACGGCCCGTTTGGCTCGTGCTTCACTGAAGTTTTGTTTCATGGCGCCTTCGTGGTCTCTTTGCAAAAATCGAGCAGTTTGTTCCAGCCGTCGTCCTCACCTGGCCTACTAACGCTGATCCTGCCACGGCTGGCAGGCGTCATGCCGAACTCGACTAGAAACTTGTGACATTGCTCCATGGCCCTGTTGGCCACCCAGAGCATGGGTGAGATGATCACGTTGCCGCTCTGCGTCTTGTACAGTTCGCCCTTGTCATTGAGCACAGCCTCGGCTTTCTTCCACCTGGCATAGGCCTGACAGTAGAAGGCCAGCTCGGTGCGGTCGATCTTGGTCAGTAGTCCCATCTCCTCAAGCTGGGGCACGATGCGCTTCCACTCGGTTTTAGCGGCCTGGCTGAGATGGTCAGGGCAGGTGGGACGGCCCGGGTGAGGCTTTGGCTCACGCCGGTTTATTCTATTTTTATTCTTCTCGCCCTCAAGTATCTTGATCTTGGTGGGGCGAGGTTTACGTCCTTTCAAAATATCCTTCCAATTTGCTGAGCAAATCTATTGACTTCCTCTGCAGAGTGAGTGATGAATGTGAGTAACTTAAAAGTAGGAGGTATCAAATGGCAATTAACAATCGCGAGATCAAACCCGGGATGGTGCTGACCGGCAAGTACCACAAGGTCGAGTACACCTGCGAAGTGGTCGAGAACGACGGCAAACTCGTCTACCGCGTCATGGGAGAGGATTACAAGAGCATCTCAGCCGCCGGCAGCTCGGTAACAGGACATCCCTGTAACGGCTGGGTGTTCTGGAGCGAGGATACGGCTAAAACCAATTCGGCCTCGCAGCCGGTGCAGACCGAGACCACGGAAGCTGACAGCGAAGCAACTGAGGAAGTACAGACGGACAAGAAAAGCGTCTGCCGCAGGAATCCCAATCAGAAAGGTGTGCCGCAGGGTCAGGTTCGCTGGCACTGCTATGCCTGCCGCAAGAGTTTCTTGCTGCCCGCAGGTCAGGTGCCCGCTGGATGCCCTGGGCATCCGGTCAGCTAACTCTACACGACAACCGAACAAAGCAGGCTCCACTGGGGCCTGCTCTTTATTGTGTATTAATTAACTCAGCCTTCTTGCCGGTGAAATTCTGCCAGCGATTGATAATCACATCGCAATAGTTGGGGTCCAGTTCCATGCCGCAGAACTTGCGCCCCATCTTCTCACAGGCTATGAGCGTCGACCCCGAGCCGGTAAATAAGTCCAGGACAAGCTCGTTAAGCTGACTGCTGTTCTTGAGGGCACGCTCTGCCAGTCCCACCGGCTTCTCGGTGCTGTGCACCATCTTGGTGTTGTGTACCTTGTCGACCTGCCACAGATCTGTCTCCGAATGGCCGCCGAACCAGCGGTGCGCCTTACCCTCCTTCCAACCGTAGAGTATCATCTCGTGCTGCCGGTTGAAATCGGTGTTGAACCTGCCCAGCACAAACTGGTTCTTGGCCCAGATGATCAACTGCCTGAATTCGAGTTTACTCTGATTCAGGTTTCTCTCGAACTCTCCGAAGGAGTTCCATCCGGAGCACATATAATAGGCATGCCCTTCTTTCAGGAGGGCCGAGATATTGGCGATGAACTTGCTGCAAAACTCAGTCCACTCCTTCGGGTTGAGGTTGTCGTTGAGGACGCCGTCGAACCTCTCACCGTGTTTCTTGCCCCTGTACTGCCAGTTCACGTTATAGGGCGGATCAGTAAAGACAAGATCGACCTTTTGTCCGCCCGTCAGCCTCTCTACCTCGCTGAGTGATGTCGAATCGCTGCACATTAGCCTGTGGGCTCCCAGCTGCCAGAGGTCGCCGGGTTTGCAGACAGATTCCACATCCTCTGGTATCTCGTCGTCATCTGTCAGTCCTTCCTCCGGCACATGGAACTGTGTCATGAGGCCTTCGATCTCATCTTCATCGAAGCCTGTAACGGTCAGGTCAAATTCTCCGGTGTCCAGCTCCTGCAGCAGGTCTTTGAGTAACGGCAGGTCCCAGTCGGTTAAGTCCTGTGTCTTGTTATCTGCGATCAGGTATGCATCGGCCTTGGCGCCCTCCAGGTCAAGGTAGATGGCGGGTATATCGGTGATGCCGGCCTTCTCCGCTGCCTTTAACCTGGCATGCCCGGCCAGGACGATGCCGTCCTTGGAAACCAGCACCGGATTGGTCCAGCCGAACTCCTGGATTGATCTGGTCAGTTTGGCGATGGCGCTGTCCGGGTGTTGGCGAGGGTTCTTTTCATGCGGTTTTAGTTCAGTAATTTTGACGGTTTTTAGCTTCATTTGATGGGTAGACCCCCCCTAGTCAATTCTGTGAATTTTCGCGTGGCGCTGGCCATGCGGTTTAGGCGCTCTCGATCTGTAGAGATTCGGATAGGCCTAGGTTATGGTGACGAGCTATGACTGGTTGTTTAAGCCTGGCTGCCAGTCTTCTGGTCATGATGGAACTTGCATAGCGGTTGCCAGTTGGATTCATCCCAGAACAGTTCTTGATTGCCTTTATGCGGGATGATGTGGTCGACGACGGTGGCTGCTGTGACCATACCAAGGAACTGGCATACAATACACAGTGGATGCTGGGTTAAGAAGAGCTTTCTTACTTTCTGCCAGCGATAGGAGTAGCCACGTTCGTTGCTGGTGTCACGGTTGGTGTCTCGTTGTCTGTGATAGTCTTTCTGATGGTGATCGCAGTAGCCGGAGCGGTTATGGGTTAGATTGGGGCAACCAGATCGGCTGCAGGGCTTCTTGGGTTGGTAGGGCATGTTTGATCGTTTCCAGCATTGACAATGATGTTATACTTACTCAATGGAGCCACGGGCGGCGAGGGTGTTCCATTTGACAATGTGTTATATATATGTTACTTTTAAGTCAATCTTCCTCGCCCTTCACCCCTCGGGGTGAATTGGCGAGGTTTGTTTTTTATATGAGCAGCCAGACAAAGGTTGAGAGGTTCACTTTATTTATAGACGCTCAGAACTTTTATAATTCAGCACGACGAGCGTTCTTCTCTGACAGTGCCAGCAGTGCTTGCGGCCAAATAAAACCCTCTGAATTAGCTAATTTAATCGCATCTCGTAACCCGCCTGGAATTGTGAGACAGTTAAATGAGATAAGAATATATACGGGCATTCCTGACGGTTCTAAAGAACCTCAAACTCATTCCTCCTACACAAAACAATCTAATGCCTGGAAAATGGATGGAGCAACCGTTATCTCACGCCCACTCAGATATTTACCCGATTGGCCTAATTCAAGAGCGCAACAGAAAGGTGTTGATGTGGCAATTGCTGTTGATCTGATTGCATACGCAATCGATTGTCAACACGACGTAGGGGTTTTGGCTTCTCTGGATACTGATCTTGTGCCTGCCGTCGAATTCATACAAAATAGGCCGGATAATAACTGCAAGATTGAGGTGGCGGGTTTTGACGGTGGCAAGCATAATATGCGTGCGCTTCGTATATCTAATACTTGGTGCTACTGGATTAATAAAACTGACTACGACAAAATTGCCGATCTGACCAGTTATCGCTAATAAAAAAGCCCGCATCTCTGCGGACTTATCCAAGTTACCATTATTTATAGTACGATTGTTCGTATTTGTCAAGTTATTGTTTTCGTATTTGACATGTCAATAGCGATTGGGGCGTTAGCTTGAGCCTACAAGACCTGCACGAGCTAAACTTCCTAACCCTAATTGTCCGGTTTTAGGTGTTAAGACCTTGTTATCCAAAGACTGCTTTTGTTTCACTGTTTTACATTGGTACGCTGTTTGCCTTACCATCATCCGTAAGCAGTCAATTGCCCTTAGCCGTTCCTTGAATTATCTTTCTTGCGCTTATATACGTTCTGTCGCCTCTATGATAAAATCAGCCGCATAGTATGAAGAACACAGGTTTTCGTGAAGAGGTATTGAATGTATTGCTCGCGCAGCTTCTGGACGAGCAAGGCATAATTTCCGCTCCGGAGCAGTCCTTGAAACCGGGTGCTACCGGTCGCCGGATCCCCGACGTGCTTGTGTCGTTCCGTGGTCTTCGCACCGCAATAGAAGGGAAAGTCGACGACAATCCCACGGCTAGAGAAGAAGTCCAGAAGAATGCCAGGGAACGCGTTGAACAGGGTATAGCTCATATCGGCATTTCCGTCCTATATCCATCGTCTCTACGTAAGGTGCCTTTCACCAGCGTTAAGTCTGAACTAAACAAAACAAGGCTGCAAATTGCCATCTGTAGTGAGGCGGGTGAACAGGGCTGGACTGTGGGGGATGCTAATTACCTGGGTACAATGCTGCGGCGCACCTTCGAACAGCTTGTCGAGGAAGATGTCGTTACTCAGGCTGTATCCGCACTTGATGCCGGCGTAGAGGTCTTTGCTCAGGCCCTCAATGCTTCCCCCACAGCGATTGAGCGCAGTGCGGATTTGTTGGGCATTGGTGAGCCGTCCTCAAAAGAACCGGATGAGTCGCAGGTGGACGAGGAATGAGCTCATCCTTATCTGCGGCACAGCGCACTGCCGTCAGTAGGATCGCCAGTTTGACCTTGGTTAATGCCATGGTTTTTCAGGAAGTCGCCTCTGCATATGTCAAAGGCATCGAACCGCTCCGTGTGACCCTCCAGTCTTCCGATTTGGCATCGGCATTTATAGCCCACTGGCAGCACATCACAAAAGATATTAACTACGTACCCATATTTAAGATTGCCGGCGAGATCATGCTTATTCTGCCGTCCAGTCCAGACATTGAGCAGGCAATAAAGTTCTTGGCTCAAAGGGCCCTTGATATCGTACGTCACAGAGCGGCGCTACGGCATGACTTGATGGGGCGGGTTTATCACAGGTTGCTTGTTGAAGCCAAGTTCCTTGGAACGTTCTACACCTCTGTTCCGTCCGCAACCTTACTCCTTAAGCTGGCGCTTGATCCCAAACGTTGGCCTGCGGACCAGTTCAAACTGGAATCGCTTGCTGATTTCCGCATGAGCGACTTGGCATGCGGCACCGGTACGTTGCTGATGGCAGGCGCTGAATCTATCGTCGATAACCATGTGCGCCTGTCCGTTGACCACCAGGTACACCCTGACCTCCGTGAGCTGCATAAGCTTCTCATGGAGAACATCATTTACGGATATGACGTTCTTGCGTCAGCGGTTCATCTCACTGCGTCAACACTGGCTCTTCAGGCCCCTGATATATCTTTTAAGAAGATGCATCTGTATAGCTTACCCTTGGGCGGTCCTCACCATCGTCTTGGGAGCATTGAATTCTTGAAGGACCGTGAGATGGCTATGACTATGGATCTTTTTGGCGTATCCTCTTCCCCCGGCCAGGTGACCGGCGGTGGCGACATCACTCAGTTCGGCGCTTCGCTGCCGGACCTTGACCTTTGCGTTATGAATCCTCCATTTACACGCAGTGTAGGCGGCAATCTGCTCTTTGGGTCAGTCCCGGAAAAAGAACGCTCTGTAATGCAGAAAGACCTTGCAAAGCTGCTAAGAACAGCAACTGTTTCGGCCAGCTCAACGGCTGGTCTAGGCTCAGTATTTGTGGCCATCGGTGATCGGGCGTTAAAGCAAAACGGACGTATTGCTTTGGTGCTTCCCAAAGCGCTTCTGTCCGGCGTCTCTTGGATGCCTACGCGGGATATTATTAATCGCCGCTATCTGCTGGAATATCTTATTGTAAGCCAGGACCCGGAGCGTTGGAATTTTTCCGAAAACACATCGTTGAGCGAAGTGCTACTGGTAGCAAAGAAGGTTGGCGAATCCAGGCAAACGGGCGAAGAAAAAGTGACCTGTGTCAACCTGTGGAAAAACCAGCTAACCAGCTTTGAGGCTCTCAGCATTGCACAGACACTTATTGAAAAGATGCCTCCCAGCGTACTTGATGATCAGGGTGCCCTGGATATAGATATTGGCGAGGAAAAATGCGGAGAAGCTCTCACAGTTCCTTGGTCTGACCTTCGCTCCGTTTCTTGGATACTACCATGCTCTTTCGCACAATCAGATTTGACCAGGGCAGGCTACCATTTGTTCAAAGGTGATGTCTGGCTTCCGGCAGCCGGCGTTTCCGGTAGCCTGTCTCTTTGTCCTTTGGGCAAACTAGGTGATCTAGGCCCAGATGTGAGGGACATTCATGACGGATTTAAGGTCGTAAAAAGCGAGACTTCTTATCCCGCATTTTGGGGACATGATGCGTCTTTGGTAGTCGCACTTTCGCAAGAATCCAATAGTTTTCTATCGCCCTTATCCGCAGCAAAGGCAGGACGCAACCTGCGCAAAGCTGCTGATCTTTGGCCCAAAGCAGGTCGGATTCTTCTTGCTGAACGCCTTAGATTCAATTCGCAACGTTTAAGCGCAGTCCGCAATAATAGTAAGGTCTTATCCAATACCTGGTGGCCATTGTCCTTGAATAATGATAATGACGCTGTTGAAAAAGCCTTAATTCTCTGGCTCAATTCGACTCTCGGTCTCACAATATTATTGGCGCATCGGATAGAAACGGAAGGGGCGTGGATGAAATTTAGGAAACCCGTACTTGAGGAAATGCCAGTTTTGTCTGTGGGCGGCCTAAAAGCAAAACAGTTGGCGACCTTGTCCAAAACCTATGACAAGCTTTGTAGCAAAGAGATTCTGCCATTCCCTCACATGGCTCATGACCCCGTTAGGAAAGCAATCGACGACGCAATCTCCCCCACACTCGGTCTGCCAGACATCACGGTACTGTGACCTGCCCCCCGAAAACGATACCAGGTAAAATGTCGTAATAAGGGGGACTTTATGCCAAAGAAAGGGTACACACCGGAACAGGTCATCAATAAACTCAGGGAAGCTGAGATCCTGCTCAGCGAGGGAGCCAGCATTGCAATCATAACCAAAAGGCTTGGGGTAAGTGATGTTACCTATTACCGCTGGAGAAAAGAGTATGGCGGCATGCGCATAGATCAAGCCAGACGCCTCAAGGAGTTGGAGCAGGAAAATAACCGACTAAAGAAGGTTGTGGCGGACTTTGCCCTGGATAATGCCATTCTCAAAGAAGCCGTACGGGGAAACTCCTAAGCCCGTCCCGGAGACGCAAGATAGTAATACATGTTTGCCAGGAACTAAAAGTCTCTGAAAGACGGGCATGTAAAGTGCTTGATCAAACCAGGTCCACGCAGCGGCGTGAGCTGTCACCACCCTCTGACGAAAAGCAGCTCACCCACGATATCGTTGAGCTGGCCACCAGGTACGGGCGCTACGGCTACCGGCGCATCACTGCATTACTACATGATAATCTAGACTGGAAAGTTAATCACAAGAGGGTGGAGAGAATCTGGCGCAGAGAAGGCTTGAAAGTGCCGAAGAAGCAACCGAAGAGGGGTCGGCTTTGGTTGAACGATGGCTCATGCATCAGGCTCAGGCCTGAATACAAGGACCATGTCTGGAGCTATGACTTCATGATAGGCCGTACCGCTGACGGTAAGGCTTTCAAGATATTGAACATTATCGATGAATACACACGGGAGTGCCTGGCCATTCGGGTGAATCGGAAAATCAAGGCAGATGATGTCATCGACCAGCTTTATAACCTGTTTGTTTTCAGAGGTGTTCCAGAGCACATCCGTTCTGACAATGGGCCGGAGTTCACGGCGAAGGTGGTGAGAAACTGGCTGTCCAGTCTGGGAGTCAAAACTTTATTCATCGAGCCGGGTAGTCCCTGGGAGAACGGGTATATAGAATCCTTCAACGGGAAAATGCGAGATGAGTTGCTCAATCGGGAGATCTTTACAACACTGGAGGAAGCAAAGGTATTGATAGAGCAGTGGCGCAGGGAATATAATCAAGTTAGGCCTCACAGCGCTAAGCATTACAAACCGCCGGCTCCGGAAGCCATTTTAGCCAGGACTGCTAAGTAAACAGTGGTAGCGTGACTGGGGGCAGGTCA